AATTTCTTTTAACATAATAATAACCTTCTTTCTATAGTAGAAAGGGGGAGGCAGGCTACCCTACCTCCCCCACCCATTTTAATTAGTGACTCACCTAATATTAGGCTAGTGTTCTAATTGTTGAAGCGTATGCGTATGTAGTTGATACGTTTGCACCGCTACCGACAGTTGAGAGAGCCTTAAAGTCAAAACGAGTTGACATGTACATCGCAGTTACCTGCTGACGTGGCTCGTACTCACTCTCGATCTCAATACCACGACGCTCAGCAATCATGAAGCCAGGCTTGTAGACTAGAGCACCAATGCTGTTTGAGTTTGAACCAACGTTATCTAGGAACTCAGTGATTACCACTGGGATACCATAAACAGCGCCTACTGAACCTGTTAGGTAAGTAGCATTTGGTCCGAACTTATCAACAGTACGGAAATCAGAAGTTGTTACAAGCTCGTTGTAACCTTCGATTGTAGTTAGGTATACTAGGTGATCACCTAGCTGTAGACCATACTTACCCATTTTAGCACGGGCTGAAGCAATGTTTGCGGCAGAAGCCTTAGTAGTTGCGTCAGCAGTACGTACTGTTAGACCGTCAGTTGCAACCTGGTTTGCCATCTGGATAATACCCTTAACAACCGATGCATATGCTGAAGTAGTAGCTGGGTTTGCAGTGAATCCAGTTAGTGCTCCAGTACCACGTAGAATTGCTTTATCAATTGAACGTGATAGACGACGAGTAGCAGCACGACGTAGGAAGTCGATTAGAGGAAGAATTGTATCCTCTTCTTCGTCCTTGGCTAGGTGAGTTGTTACCATGAACTTATGTGGTGTGAAATCTACTGATGAGATTGCATGCTGATTTGAAGTTGGGATATTTGTACCATCGCCAATACCAGTTGCATAAGTACCGGAAGCAAACTGTGCTACGAAGTCATCAGTATCTTCGTTTGCTACTGGGACACGGAATGTCTTAGCATCAACCTGAATACGATCAAACATAGGAGCAATTACTAACTGCTGTTCCATCTCTTCGTAAATGTTAGTTGAGAAGTTCTGTAGGAACTGATCAACTGATGTAATAGCCTTAATCTGATTACCAAGTTTTGTATCGAATGGATCACGACGACCCATAGCCTTAGATAGTAGGAAGGCATTTGCCATCTGCTTCTCTGTGAAGCGTGAAGTATTACGGCTCTGCTCTTGATATACATTCTTGCTTTCAGAGATAGCCTTAATCTCGTTCTTATACTTTGAAATCTGTGACTTAAGTTCTTCTAACTCTTCACGAGTCTGGCGAGAAACCTCACCTCTACGATCAACTTCGTCAGCTTCTTTCATTACAGTCTCACCAGCCTTCTGGACTAGTTTTTCTGCTCTATTTTCGCCAACTACTACTGAGACGTCAGACTTTTCTACCACTGTTTCAGTTGTAGTAGCCTTCTTTTCAGTCTCTAGTACAATTGGTTCACCAATATTTTCGGTTGCCATTGTTTCTTTCTCCTTTATAGTCTTAGTAGTCTTATGACCGTTTACTAGTAAAGCTAGATTCTTATTAGTCTCTTCGCCGTTTTCGCAGTCAATACTCTTAAGCTTTTCAATATTTTTAAGCATTATATTTGCTATATGATAATTAGTGTCATTCCATTCTGATGATGGTGTAGTTTTTAGATTAAGTGTTTTATTAAGCTTTTCTTGTAAAAGTTCACTATTTTTAACAGTATCTTTATCTTTTACTGCATAAAGCTCTTGTTCTGTTATATTTACTAATTTCTTAAAGCGATCTTTAATATCTGATCGCTCGGAATCTGTTAAACTCTTAAAATCAGTTGAAGTTAGCTCAAGATCGTATTGAGATCCAATATCCCAAAAATTAGCTACTGATAAATTCTCAGCAGAAATTGTAACTGTATTATCTAATGATTTACCATTTAAGTCAACTTCTAAAAATTGAAAAATAGGGTTTTGGGCAGTAGCAATTTTTGTTACTTGGTACCTTTTTCCTTCGTATTTAGTATATGCTCCATTTTTAATTTGGGCAGTTTCAGCACTTAAAAGATTAATAAAAGGGATTAGCTCATAAGGATTACTAGAAACTGAACTTTCTTCTTCTAGATCTTCTTCAGATTCATCCTTTAAGTTAACTTCTTTAATAATATCATCTTCATTTATTTCTTTTGTTTTAGCCATAATATTCTCCTCTGTTTCAGAATATAAAACAACTGAAGAATAATTAGGATTTCTAGTAGCAGCAATCTCACTTGGTGACATTGGACGCTCATCGTCATCTTCCTCAGCTTGTTGTGAACCATTAGTAGCACCTGGCTGGACTAAGAATACTATTTCGTGAGTATGTCCTTGGTTAGGTTCCATTCTATAATTTGTAATTTTATGATAATGATCTTGTCCATGAGAAGCATAAGTAGTTACACCATTACCACTAGAGTCCATCTCAATAGTATGGTAGTGATCACACATTTCATTAGTAATTCCTACATATATACCAGACATAGATTTAATCTCATCTGCACTAGCTTCTTTTAGGCTTTTCTTAAACTGATCATATTCAACATTAGACTCAAAACTTTTTCTAACACTAAATAAACTTTCTTGATTGCAAGGAACACTTACTACACTAATTTCATGTAGCTCAACATCTGTAATCATAGTAGTATCAGTAGATCTATCATAACGACCATCCTTAACTTTAAAACCTACAGAAAAACTTTTTAAAGCTCCATCTTCAATTAGGGTTTGAACACCGTGTAGCTTCTCAGCAGCATCGCTTACATAAGCTTCTACGAAAATACCCTTACGATCTACAGAAATTTTTTCAACACGACCAATAGGTTTACTATGATCATGTTGGTATAAAAGAACAGGATTTTTACGGTAATAATCTACACCCTTAGCCCATGCTTGAGCAGTTACTATGTCACCAGCACGATCTTTATCTGTGGTGTTAGCATACCCTGCAATTTTTAATCCTTTTTTCTTACCCTTACCAGATTTTTCTACTGTTAAAGGACTATAAACATGAAATATTTTATCCATTCTGTGTATCCTCTGGTGTACTAGTTTGACCTCCTTCAGAAGGTCTTCCTCCTTGTGAGGAATCTACAGCACTACCTGTTATATTTTGTGGTATTCTAATATCACTATGCCCATCAATAGGACCAAGTCTTAAACCTTCTCTAGCTTCGTTCGGTGTCATAATACCGGTATTAACTAAAGTAGAATAATATAGAGCTTGAACTCTTTCATCAGCACGTAGTGATGAAACAGCCCCTCTATCAGGTCTGATAATCATATCTGGTCCAAAGAAATGAGCGAAAGAACTACAAAATTGTTCAAGTATAGGCATAATAGTATGATTATAAAATAATACTTGATTAGCATGAATATTAGCATTATTACCACTTTTTAAAAGTACATATGGTACTCCTAAAGCTTTTGCAATATCTTGTTGAACACGCTCAACTGAAGCTTCAAAATCTAACTCAGAAAATTTAACTTGTCCGAAAGGGCTTATTTGTAGTCCACCATCTAAAATAGCTGGAGATCTTGCACCTCCAAAAATAGTAGAGTAGTTCTGTCTCCACTGTTCTAATACACGCTCTTTAACTTTAGGACTAAGTACAGAATCAGTTTGTAAGACAATCCCTGGAACACCATTATTTTTAAAAAATTGACGTTGAAAATTAATTAGATAATAGTATAGTTCTATTAAACGTTTAATAGATTTAAGCCTAGGAGCACCTCTATATATACTATCTTCATTATCTGCTTTTATATGAATAATCTCATCTGGATCAAATTTTAAATGAGTATCTTGACGAGTAGTTTGTCTATTATAATTATAAACAGAAGATTGCTGTATATTTCTAATTAAAAAGTTATAATGATTAATAAAAGTTTTTCTATCTGGAATTACCTCCATATCATTGGCAGGGATTACATATAGATTTGTTTTATCATAATAGAAAAAAGCATTACCATCAATTAGATAATCTAAAAAAGCACGCCTAAAAAGTTTTACTCTATCTTCAAAAGGATTTGGTGATTTATTTAAAAGCTTATCTACTTTTTTAACAGCTCCACCACCTTCTACTATAATAGGAATTTCAATCAACCCATTAATAATAAGTTCTATAGACCTATTTACAACTTCTACTTCTCTATAAGCTTGTTTATAATCTGCGACTACTTCAGGACTTACATAAGGTTGTGCAGCTGCAAGCGATGGCTGAGCAGGGTTAAGTTTTTGTGAAACCCACTGTCTCCAAGCTGGAATATCGTTAGCCATTTTTCTCCCTTTGTAACTCTAACCAATTAATAATTTTTACTGCCATGTTATTACTATATCTTTGCCCATATATATTATGTAGTCTTTCGTGATGAACTTTACAGAGGGTATAGAGATTATCATTACTTAATCTAGTGAACTCATCTTCATAAAATTTAACTCTTAGATCTTTTATGGTATCTACGGATTCAACTTCTTTAATATTATTTGTTACACACCAGTTTTCAAATAATTGAGAAATTGAATATATATGATGAAGTTCTAATTTTTCTTTACATCTACAGATGTAACATTCATCTCTTAGTTTATAATCTTTTTTTATGTAATCCCTAATATATTTAATAGGGATTCTCTTTAAATTACTCATTTAAATAACTTTACCAAAAGCTAGGCCCCGTGTCCAATCTTTAATTTTTAGAAGCTGTAAAAGGGGAACGAAAATTATGAATAACTTCCCATCTTTTTCTAAAATGATCTGGATGTTTATTTAAGCCTACGCTACCTTCCTCTAATAAGTTAACTTCTGTTTTAATTGTTCTATGTTTTTTCTTATAATAATCAGTCATAGATAGTGAAACTTGTATATCATCACCTCTATCACGAAATCCCCAAGGGTCTAAGTAATTATCCCATATCGCTTTTAAATGTGGAATTGAAACAGCTATACAAGCTCCAACAGCAATATCAACTTCCGAATCTATGCACCAGTGACTTTTCAAACTTTCATAATCATTAGCTAGTGAGATTTCAGATCTTCCATATATAGATACTAGTCTATCTGGAGTTTTTTCAATTTCTTGTCTTAAACGTATAATACAGTGAAAAGAAGGATCTATATCATCATCTAGTATTATAGCATAACGACAGGATAGTTCTTTAGCTACTCTCCAACGTTCTATACACCAACGATTCTCACTATTATTTATAACTCCTACTCCAGGAATAGGAGAAAGCTTAATACCAGGATTATTATTTATAATTAAAATAGGAAGCTTGCCTTTAAACTTATCAATAAGTTTAGCAATATTAGCAGGTCTTTTATAATTTAGTATAATAAGTATAGTATCTTTAAGCATAAATAGACGCAGACTTCTTTACATAAGTATAGATTGCATATCTTACAGCATCAGAAGCATGAGAATTATCGTCATGAATAGTTGTGGGTTTATCTGTATTGGGATTCCATTTATAGTTAGCCAGCGATGTAAATGCTTGAAACCCTGTTTCTCTATCAAAAATAAGTTTATCATGATCAATCAAGGCACATAGAAAATTTATACCGTCATTCACAGACTTAACAGCGTTTTCACAGTATATATCATAATCACCAGCAAAGTCAGCACGTAGTTGCTGAGCGGCAGAATCAATATATATCATATCTATCTCCCACTGTTCTTCAAGTTTTTTAATATTTTCAGCAAGTTCGGAAGTAGTTATCTCACCAGAGATATCCTCATCAAGTACATAATATTTATCACCATCTGTAGCTATAACAATAAAAGCATTCTTATCTCTATATCCTACGTCTAGTCCCGCTATAACTTCATAACGATTTAAATTAGCTTTGATATGGCTTAAATCTTGTACATGTTTATCTTCATTAAGACTATAAACTTGCATCTCAGTAGTAGTCCAATCACACTCATACTCTTGGGCAAAAAGTTTATGAGAAGTAGACTTACGAGCTTCTTCAATATCTTTCATATTAAGTAAAGGATTAGCTCTCCAAGTATATAGTGCACTTCCCCAATCTTCATATTCATCATCTTGTCCGCGTTGATAATAGTCATATAGATAGTTTGTCTTACCACGAGGGGTAGAAATAAATAGAGCGCGAGAATCTGGATAAGTAGAGAGGGCAGGTCTAAGATCACGAGTAAAATATTCATCGTCAGGGATAATTGCCGCTTCATCTACAATTATAAGATGTGCTGCACGACCAACTAAAGAATCTCTATTATTAGCAGACATAAGCCTGAAGGTAGATCCATTAATAAGTTTTACAACTTTATCTTTTTGATTAAAACGCTCTACTTCAATTTGTAGATTACGAATCATATCAGTAACATAGTCCCAAATAATAGAAGATAGTGTAAAGTTAGGAGCAATAACCATAACCTGTGTTCCGGGTTCAAGAAGTTTTGCTAGTGCGAGAATACCGGCGGAAAGGGACTTTCCTGTACGTCGTGCTGAGATGTGAGTCCAGAAACGATAGTTTTCTAACCCTTCTATCATACCCCACTGGCTTTCATTAAACTTAATACCTTTGTTCTGTCCGATTATAATTTTAGGAAGCAGTTTTTCTACAGGTACTTTAAAGAATTTTTCTTTTGACATTATACTTTAATAACTTTCAGTAGTGATAATACAAGAGCAGCTGCACCACCAGTTGCAGAGCCTATCCATAGTAGTGTTTTTAAACTAACTCTACCAGTTATAGCCATCTCTCTTAAATCTTTAACTTCGCGCTGCATCATATCTAAACGACTATCCATCTTCTCAAGTGTCTTGAGTAGTTGCGTATATCTTTCTTCACATACAGCTTCATGAGTAGATATATCTAACTTTAGCTTTTGTGTTCTTTCGTGTAATATATCAATACTAGATTCTATATCCATAATATCTACCTCTATATTAAAATAATTATAGCAAGAGTACCAATTTTAAGTTTGGTACTCTTGCTATTTAGAGTTTTAAAATAACCACTTTAATCCAACCATACCTATAGCTGCTGTATAGTTTGAACTTTTGTCAAAACCAGCTTGAACATTAAAGAAAACATTTTCAAAAATTTCTTGTTTAGCAGTTAAACGAACTTGACCAACTGTTTTAAAATCTTTACTTTGTGTTACTTTTGTCTCAATACCTATATTTTTATTGAAATCAAATCTAGCTCCTATATAAGGTCGAGCTTCAAATATTTTATCATCTTGTGGTAATGTTGAAAGTAATGCTGATCCAGATTCAGTTTTAGAATCAATTACTGAGTTAGTTAATGTGACTCCTACTAAAGGACGTATACCAAAATATTCTACTGGTGAGTATAAAGCTATATCTGCATAGTAATTTTTCGCTTTTACCTTACTAGAATTTGCAAGAGCAAAAATTGGTAGTGAAGTATTTGTTTGGTATTCAGATACATTAAAACCTAAAGAACCTTTTACCCATACATCTGCTTGTTTACTTAATATATAGGTAGTAACCCCATAAGTCTCAGCTTGTGATTGAGAGTTTAAAAATTCATGACTATTTGATTTATTAAATGTTCCAGCTATACCTATAGTATTTTCATCTATAGTTTTCTGTGTTCCAAAATTAATGGCGCTTGTTCTAAAAGATCCAGTTGCTTTAGCATAACCCATAGAAGGCTCTGCCCAAGCACCATCTTTTGTAGATAGAGGGTCTACTATGTAAGGGTTAAATCTAGTCATAGCAAGAGCTTCTTTTAATCCAACAGCAGATATTGATGCTTTTTGATCAGAAGAAGTAGATTGCACTATATTATCTCTAACGGTAGTTGTTACTACTTCATTAGTTGTTGAAGTTGATTGAGTAGCTGTATTAGATGTTGAAGTTGTTGTTACAGGAGTTCCATCAGTTTCTGTTGTTGAGTTATCAGAATAAGTGGTAATAGTAACTGGTGTTGTAACTGTAGTAGTAGTTACAGGGGTTGTAGTTGTAGATATAGTAGTAATAGGAGTCGTTGCTACATTTACAGTTGTTCTGGGAGTAGTACCAACTACAGTAGTTGTTCTAGTAATATCAATTGTTTTAGAATTTTTGGTTGAAGCATCACGAGCACTAGCTGTGTATGTTGTTGGAGAAGTAGTTACTGTAGATGTAGTAACAGTTGCTCCTCTAGTAGAAGTAGAAGTTGTAGTAGTAGTTCCGTTTGAATTAGTTGAAGTTACTTTTGGAGTTCCAGGTGCGGTTGATACTACAGTTGGTGTTTGATTCTGTTGTTGAGAACCAGCACCATTACCATTTGCACTAATTGTACCAGCAACAGTACCCGCAACGATACCACGAATAATATCATCAAGTGCAGTTACGTTCTGTTGTTGTGCAGTTGTACCAGAAGTATTGAAGCGAGAAGAGTCAAGCCAGTTGGTGTCGGCAACAGTAACGATAGTTCCTGTCACACCTTGACCAAGATTACCAGCACGACCAATCCAGCTCATACCAGATACAGCACCTGCGCCATCAGAGATAAGTGGAATACCTTGGGAGTTTACGATAGCCGAAACAGCTGCATAGTTAACAGTAATACCAGAAGTCATATACTTCGTATTGACGTTGCTAGATATATTATTTGTCATAGCAGAATTAGCACCAATAGTAGTTGTACCACCACCTAGATTAGTAATAAGTGCAGCAACTGAATTATTTCTTGATTGACAACAGCCAGGATTCTCTGTTACAAAGTAAGCAAACCCCCCATTGGTAACATATGTTTGATATGTTGTTTGTTCACCAGCTGTCAAAGTAGCAGCATATCTAAGATCCCAAACTTGTTGGTATGTTGTTGTAACAGTGGGGATTGATGCTATATTGGTTGTAACAGTTACTGTATGACCAGCGGCCTCTAAACGGCCCTTTACGTTATTTGTAACTTGATCATATTGTGCATCTATAACTAACACACTATCTGCTAGTACTGGGGTTACTATTAGAGTGGCAATTAGGGAAAGGTACTTAAGGTATTTTAACACTTTAGACTCCTAACAATTGCCACTTTAATTTATGTTACTCTGAATACTCCAATCGTCTAGAATACCATATGGCAATTGTATACCTA